CCGGTCCACACTGGATGAGGCGACCCGCAAACAGCAGGAGGCTGAAGAGGCTTCCAAGCAGATGCAGGAGCGTCTCGCGGAACTCGAAAAGGAAAAGACCATCGCCGGATACAAGGCTTCCTATCTCTCCATGGGATATGAGGAAGCGCTTGCGGAAGAAACCGCGAAGGCTGTCGTGGAGAACGACATGGTCAAGGTTTTCGAGAACCAGAAGAAGCATCAGGAAGCCGTGGAAAAACGCATTCGTGAGGATGCGCTGAAGAATTCCCCCAGACCGGGAGGAACCGGCGGCGGAGGAGATCCTGAGGAGACAGAGGCTGTGAAGCTCGCCAAACAGATTAGTTCCGCAAAGGCTAAGGCGGACGAAGCAGCCGTAAAAGGCCTCGAAAACTATATCCGGTAATGCAAAGGTTCGCCCTTTTGCATAATTACACTAAGGAAAGGAATGATACGCATGAAATTTGATCGGACTGCGATTGCCGGTGACGTGGAAATCCTGGCGAGCAACGCTTATCAGGATATTCCGCAGCTGGTGGCCGCTCCTGTGAGCGGAACTGTTGTCAAGGCCGGTACCCCGCTGACGGCTGCCGGTGAGTCCACGACCGGGGCGAATGCGGTTGGCATTCTGCTTTGGGACATTGACACGGCGGTGAACCCGAATGGGACCGTGGTGGTGCAGGGCATCATCGACGCGACCAAGGCTCAGGCTCACAGCGGTGTGTCTTATGCCGACGCTCTGTATGCCGCGCTGCCCGGAATTATCTTCCGGAACAACATCGGTGTCCAGGGTGAGACCGGTGCCACTGGGGCTACCGGAGCGACCGGGGCGTCCTGATGAAACCGGTTCTGTTCGCCGGTACGAAGCCGCTTGAACGGGCTGAAAACCTGAAAGCGGTTTACGATGCCTGGGAAGGCGAGAAGGTATTCGTCAAGGTGGACCCCTGGCGGCGGCATCCGGAGATTCAATCCGGAAACTATGACGTGATGGTCATTGATGAATATCCAACGGTCACCCCCGGAAAGGCCATCCTGATCGGGCATGGCATCGCCGGAGGGAAAACCGGAGGATTGCTTCAGCCTCACCCGTACTTCCATCCGTCACAGTCAAGCCTGATTACCTTCACCGTCACAAGCGGGACTGGAGTAGTAGATATCGTTGCAAAAACCGACGGAATCTCTACCGATAAAGTCCTTCCGCTGGGAATGCCACGTACGGATCAGTACGTCGGCAAGAAAAAAGGCGACGGCGGAACAGAGTTTGCCGGAAAGCGGGTCTATCTGTACGCACCGACCTATCGGGCTGCAGAGGAGACTCCCCTGCCCCCACTGGACTGGGACTGGCTCGACCGTGAACTGACCGACGATGAAGTGCTTTTGGTTAAAGCACACACGATGACCGGATATCTCCTGAGAGATTCCTACCGGCATATCGTCGAGATCAATTCCAGGCTTCCTTCCGCCCCGTACCTGTACGACTGCGACGTGGTCATCACCGACTACAGCTCGATTATGTTCGACGGGTATCTGTTAAACAAGCCGTCGGTTCTGATTGAAAAGAACGAGGGTTATCTGCGGACCAGGGGCATGTGCATGAACTATCCGGAGGATTACTCATCCAGGTTCTGCATTACGGAGAAGGCTATGCTGGAGTTGGTCAGGGAAGCGGACGGGCTGAACGAGACAGAACTGGAGTGCAGGAATCGCGTCGCGGACTGCTGCGACGGTCACGCGAGCGCAAGAGTGTGCGACCTGATTCGGTCGATATGAAACGGAGGATTCCATGAAAATACTCGTTGCCGTACCGACATTCGAGACGATCTATCCGGACACGTACCGGTCGATCTGGGACCTGGACAAGTGTGGGCATGAAGTGATTTTTGATTCCGTACGCGGTTATGATGTCGCGACGGCGAGAAACCGGATTGCTCAGCTTGCATTGGACCTCCAGACGGATTACGTGCTGATGGTCGATAACGATGTGGTTCTTCCGAAGGATGCTCTGAAGCACCTGCTGGAGGCCAACGAGGATGTCTGCCTCGGTTACTACGCTCACAGGAACGAGAACAACCGGTATATCGGGAATACTTGCATCTGTAAGCTGAAGGACCGGAACGGGGCTGACTACTACCACTTCCCGCTTGAGTCTGAGTATTCCGCTGCCGAAATGCAGGGAATGGCGGATGCCGGGATGGGAAAGATCCTTGTTCACGGAGGCGGAATGGGATGCGCTCTGATCCGGACGGAAGTGTTCCGGAAGACGCACTATCCATGGTACGACTGGGTTAACTACGGAGATGCCAACCGGGGCATGCTTTCGGAGGACCTGTACTTCTGCGTCCTGTGCCGTAATTCTGGAATCCCAATCTACGCGGATGTCCGCGTGAAGTGCGGCCACCTGTTCAGATATGTTCAGTGGCCCGAATGAGATATGGCTGCTTATACCGGTATGTACAGCAGCCTGAATAATCAATATCTGTCCTGCGTTCAGCGGGATAGTTAATCCAGAGAGGAGGAAACGATATGGATTTTCTGAAACTCGTTACGCCCAAGGCGATTGCCGCTGTATGGGCGGAAAACGCAAGCAATCGGATTCCCTATGCCGGTGAAGCGCTCTTCCCTGCCCGGAAACAGGCCGGTCTCGACCTGAGCTGGATTAAGGGAAGCAAGGGTCTGCCGATCTCCCTGATGCCGTCTACCTTCGACGCGAAGGCCACCTTCCGTGATCGGATCGGTGTCGAAAAGCTGCAGACCGAAATGCCCTTCTTCCGTGAGGGCTTTAAGATCAAGGAAAAGGACCGGCAGGAAATCATGCGCGCCCAAGCGGCCAACGATCCCTATCTGAACGCTGCCCTGAGCCGGATCTACGACGATGCCAACGAGCTGATCGAAGGCGCGGAAGTCGTCGCTGAGCGGATGCGCATGCAGCTCCTGTTCCCCATCGACGGCAATGCCGGGATCGTGATCAAGGCCAACGGTGTGGACTACACCTACAACTACGACCCGAATGAACTGTGGAAGACCAGCAACTACTTCACCCTGACCAGCAGCGCGAAGTGGGACGCTCCGTCCACGGCTGATCCGTTCGCGAACATTCAGACGGTCAAGAACGCTATCCGGACGAAGACCGGTGCGGAAATCGTCTATGTCATGATGAACAGCACGACCTTCGGCCTGCTGCCCAAGATGACGAACGTCAAGAACCGGTATCTCTCCACCAGCGGCATTGCCCTGGGATACCTGACCGACAGCGATGTACGTCGGGTTATCGAGGCGACTTCCGAGATTCAGTTCATCATCTACGACAAGATGTACCGCGATGAGGACAAGGTTGCCCATAAGTTTGTCCCGGACAACTATGTGGCCTTCCTCCCTGCCGGTGCGCTTGGCAACACCAACTACGGCACGACTCCGGAAGAAGCGGACCTGCTCGGCAGCGGCGCTGCGGAAGTCGAAATCGTACAGACCGGTGTGGCCGTGACTCGCGAAGTCACCGTGAACCCCGTCAACGTCAACACCTTCGCTTCCGAAATCGTCCTGCCCAGCTTCGAGCGGATGGACGATGTCGCCGTGATGAAGGTGGCGTAAGGCATGAAAGTACGGGCCAGACACTGGATTTGCGCGGACGGTGTGTGGAAAGAACCCGGAGCCACGTTTGAAACGGACGATCTCACCGAGCTGGAAGGCATGGTGGACGTCCTTTCAACGGAGGTTCGCCAGGGGAACAAATCGTCTGAAATCGTGAGGAAGGATGAATCGATTGAAATTAAATTCAACGATTCAACCCAGACTGAAAAACCAGCCGAAGAGGTTCCTTCGGAGAAACCCGTAACAAAGCGTTCCAGACGGAATGCGAAAAGGCAGTAATCGGACAGAATGGAGGGAACGGGCATGACGGATGAGCAGAAAGTAACGACTGTTCAGACTCTGTGTGAACATGACGTAAACGCTACGGCTGATGTCGTTCTCGTTTACCTCCATCTGGCCGCGTCCAAAATGATCGAGCGGATCTATCCGTACGACCTGGACAAGACGGAAGCGGATATCCCAGCCCGTTACGACATGATCCAGTGCGAACTGGCCTCCCGCCTCTTCCTGAGACAGGGGGCGCAGGGCGAGAACAGCCATGACGAAAACGGCGTAAACCGGACCTATGATTCCGTGGACGATTTTGATATTCTCTCCCGACTGACTCCGTTTGTAAAGGTGGTCGGTTGATGTGCGGCTGTTAGCGAGAAACAAACTGGATATCTGGTACGCAAACCGGATCGGTGCTGTGCCTATCGTGGACAGCGATGGCTTTAAGACCGGCGATTATCAGCTGGTCTACAGCACCCCGACAAAACTCAGGATGTCCATCTCGGCGTCTTCCGGCGCGAACAACCTGGGGTCTCAGGGTATGGCGAATCTGAACCCATACGGTATCACCACTGGATACACGCACCGCGCCACAACGGAAGACATGAACTGTCCCATCACCGAGGAAAGCCTGATCTGGTTCAAGATCGAACCCGGAGCAACAGCGGAAGAGGTTCCTCACAACTTCAAAATCGTCCGTATCGCCAGAAGCCTGAACCACCTGATCTACTACCTGAAGGAAGTGGATGTCGGTAACAGACCGACCGGACAGACTGGCGTAACCGGAGTGACTGGTATCACCGGAATAACCGGCGTGACTGGTATCACCGGCGAAACCAATTCGATCCCGGAAGGGGCTGATACTCCATGAAAACCATTGACATTCAGCTGTCTCCGTCAAGCATCAACATGGCTATCAACAAGCTGGAGCGGATGCGGGACAAACTGGACAGCGGAACGGAACGGCTGGTGAAGTCTCTGACGAGCGAGGCCGGTTCCATGGCTCAGATGGCTTTCGGAGGGTCCGCTGCGGTTTCGGCGATGGCTAACGGCACGGAAGGAACCATTACGGCATCCGGAGAGGCTGTTACATTCATGGAGTTTGGCGCTGGCATGGCGACTATGGGATACGCTTTCGAGAATCCTCAGCCGGTTCCGGTATATCCGGGATCCTGGTCTGAGAACGAAGGCTCCGGAGAATTCGCTGAGTATGGATTCTGGCACTTTGGACACAGAGTTTATACACAAATTACTCCGCGCCACGGAATGCTGAACGCGAGAGACTACATTGTTGACAACGCGGAGGAGAAAGCCAAGGAGGTGTTCCACCTGTGACCGATATCGAGAACAAGGTATTCGACACAGTCTGCAACGCCGTCCAGGCTGCTTTCCCTGGGACCATGATGTATTCGAAAGATACTGAAATGTCGGCCACTTACCCGGCTGGAACCGTCGTGGAAACGGATAACGTCCCTGTCCTTCAGACCAGCACGGACGACAATTCCGAAAACCATGCGCGGCTGTCCTACGAAATCAATTTCTACTCCGATAAGCAGACCGGCGCGAAACGGGAATGCCGTGACCTGATGAAAGTAGCGGATACAGCCATGAAAAGCCTGAAGTTCAGACGGATCATGGCCAGACAATTGGACAACATCGACCGGACACTCTGCCGGATGTATGCCCGATATGAGGTTATCGTCGGTGAGGAAACCCTTCCGAACGGGGACGTCCGCTACAACTTCTATCGCAGGGTATAAAGCTTGGCATTCCGTGAATAACCATTATCACTTTTTCCTGAGGAGGTGAAACCATGAAGTGTCCGTACTGCGGGTGGGAAACTGACCCGCCTGTCTGTGCGCATTGCATGGCTCAGATTTCTGAATCGGACAAGAAAGTCCGTAAGGAGACCGAAAGCACCGAACAGACTGAAAAACCAGAAAGAACAGAAAGGATGAGGAAGTATGGCACTCGAGTTTAATACCATTGGAATTAAGCTGAAGTACGCGGTAGGCACCGACGGTTCCACCCGTCCCACCACCGGCTATACCGAGATTCCCGACATCAAGGAAATCCCGGAGATTCAGCTCAATCCTTCCCAGTTGGAAGTGACCAACCTGGTGGATACCATCAAGCGGTTCATCCCCGGTGTGCAGGACCCCGGTTCTGATATGGCGTTTACCGCCAACATGACCGCGGCCCTGAAAACCCTGTGGGCGACCGTTTGCTCCAGCGCCAAGACGGCCTGGGAATCCCAGAAACTGACCTGGTTCGAAATCGCGATTCCGAACTTCGACAGCTTCTACTTCGCCGGTCTGCCGACTGAGATGGGCATCAACAGCATGAGCGTTGACGCGGTGGTGGAAACGCAGCTGCACATCGTCCCGAACAAGATCGTCGGTTGGGCTGCTGCCTCTACCGCCGCTCAGGGAGCGTCGTAATCACATGCGGTAGGTTCTCTTTACACAAAAGTTCAGCCTACTGCGATCATTTGTCTCAGCGTTAAGGTGGGAGGACAGGGTGAAAGCCTTTTGGATGCCCGTATCATCCAATTACTCCCTCTTAACATACAATAACAAAACTACCGATACGGGAGGTATTGAAAATGGCTAACAAAGA